CTTTCAACCCTTGCGCCCAGGCGAACTGGGCGCAAGGTGTTTACTAAAAATCAAGAATCAAGATACGGCGAACTTGACGAACTTGATGGCCTGCGAATCAACGACCATGCCGCCGACGCGCTTGGTGACGTAGAAGCCCACGTAAGGCTTGTTGGTGTACGGATCGCGCAGGATGCGGGTGCCGATACGGTCAACAATGGTGTAGCCACGACGGAAGTCACCGAAAGCCAACGACAGTGCGCTGGCTGCCTTGGCAGGCATGTCTTCAGCTTCGGTGATGCCGTAGCCGAGCAGCGTGGAAGGCTGGCCAGCCTCAAGGCCCGGACGCCACAGGTAATTTCCTTCGGCATCCTTGAAAGTGCGAATCTCAGCCAGCAGGCCTTTGTTGGTCACCCAGCGAGCATTGGCGCGCAAGCCGGCTTTGAGCTTGTGCACCAAAGTGATGAGGATATCAGCCTTGTTGGATGCAGCCCAATCGCCAGCGACGCCGGTGGCAACGTGCTCCAAAGTGCCGAAAGCGCGCGAGCTATCGGCAGTGGCTGCGGTGGTGTAGGCGCAGAAGCCTTTTGGCTTTTTAGTGCCATCGCCGACCACAAACGCTGCACCTTCTTTGGCGGCAAACTCAGTGGCGCACTCATCAATGATGAACTGCTCTGCGTTGAAGAACACATCATCGAGCATTTGCTGCGTGGCTTGTGGGTTGGCGTAAATCTCACCCATGAATGGGGTGACTTGCGCCATGCTGCTGGAAGCGGTGGCGGTGCGGGCGTCGTCTTCATCGACCCAGCCAGATGCTGTGCCGCGCACGTTGACGAGCTTTTTGTAGTCGCTGGTGCTGACGGTGCGCACATTGGCGATTTCGCGGATGGGCGACACGTCCACCAACTGGCTCAGAATGTCGCGGTCAAGCTCTTCTGGCACAGCAAAGCCGCCATCGGCGTCGGTGGTGATGTTGTAGGCTTTCTGCTGCAGGGCGCCCAGGCCATCGTCAACACCTTTGCGCAGGAATTTGCCAAAGGCTTGCTTGTGCTCGGCTTTGGCGGGATCAACATCGCCGCCAGTACCGGGTCGGTTGGCCCGCTTTTGAATTTCTTTGATGGCTTCTTGCGTGGCTTCAAAGACGCCGTTGAGCTTGGTCAGCTTGGCTTCTAAATCGGAAACGGCAGCGCCATCCGCTTTGGCTTTGAGGGTGGCATCGTTGGTCTTTTTGAACTCGTCAAAGGCTTCGCCTTGTTTTTCGAGCAGGGATTTGATTTCGTCAGACATGGGAGTGATTCCTTAATTGGTGAGAATTGCTGTATTGCGCTGAATGAGCGCAGCCATTTCGCCCAGCTCATCGGAATCACTCCGACCATGAAGGGACTTGATGCGGGCCACAAGGGCCAGCGCTTCGCGTTTGCTGAATCCACCTACATCACGCAAGTGGGCTTCAACATCAGCAAATGTGGTGATGCTTTCAATGGATTTGACGCCAGTGATGCGGGCGGCATCGTTGGCGGGGAAAGTAACGGGAGAAACTTCCCACAGATCAAGCTTTTTGATTGTGCGGATCTGCGTCACGCGGTCGTAGCTGTCTTCGCGGGTGATGAAGCCAATAGACAAGCCATCCAAGGCGCCCATTTTCATGAGCTCATAGGCTTCAGCGCCGCGCGAGGTTTTGAGCGCAAGCTTGCCTTCAACGTAAAGGCCGACTGCATCTTCACGCACTTCGGTATATACGCCGATGGGCTCGCTCATGCGATGCTGCCAGAGCATGGCGGGCTTTTTGGCTGCCAAGCTTTCGGTGAACGCACCAGGGGAGACGACTTCTTTGTAAGAGTCAATCACGTTGAAGACGGAGCCGTATCCGCTGAAAACGCCGTCTTCACTGACGGCTTTGAGCTTAAAGGCGGTGTCGAGTTGGTCGCGTAGGGCCATGATCATTCTCCCGAGGGGTTGGGCTGGCCAGATGGATCGCCAGTGAGGTTGATGGGGGTGAGCGGCTCGTCAAGGCCGTTGATGGGGTTGCGGTCCATGAGCTCGCGGGCTTCGTTGCGCGTGATGACGCCGCGCTCGACAAGCTTCGAAAGATATTCAGCCTCGTCTTTCATGGCGCCACGCAGCAGGCCGCGCTCGTGGAATTTGGTGTAGTAGCCTTGGCGGCGCTCGGCGCGACTGAGCAGCGCGACGTTGGCCGACTGCTCGATGCGGCTGTACCAGGGCATCAAGGTGTGCACCAAATGCGCAAGGAACATTTGCTCTGCGCTGGCGTAGGTCATGCTCTTGTCGGCATAGCCGGCCATGATGGGCATGACGCGCATGAAGCGGCAGATTTCGCCAATTTGATGATTTCGGGTTTCAAGGTGCTGGATGTCAACACCCTTGAAGCTAAATGGTGTAAATTTGGCAGCACGATCAAGCACCATCGGTTTGCTCACGTTGCTCACGCCACCGTACTCATTTGCCAAGTAGTCGCGCAGATCCTTGGCCTGTGTTGCGGTCAAAGTGCCCTCGACGCTATAGATGCCACTAGGCGCGAGGCCGTAGTTGTGCACGCGGGCATGATGCTCTTCTGCAGCGATGGCAAGGCCAAGGGCTTCGCGAGCGAGGCGCAAGACATCGAGGCCTTCGTAACCGTTCCAAGATGGGCCGCGTATGGCCCAAATGTTGCCGGCGGGTATTGTGCGCATCGAGCCTGATGGCGCGGTGACGGTGTAGGTGAGATCGTAGTTGGCAGCCTGTTTGGCGGTGACGCTGCCAGCGGCTAAGGGGATGAGCTCCAACACAGCGCCACGGGCGTCGCGGTTGATAAAGCAATGGCCTGCGCCGCAAAGCGCGGCGTGCCACACCATCATCTCACGCAGTTCGAAGCTGCTCATCCAATCGTTGGGCTGGTGAGCGATCAGGTCGTGCAGGCCGTGATCGTTGGCCACATTGATGTTGCGGCCTTCTTTTTGCATGACTTTGAAGGGCACTTGCGCCACGCCTTCGCCAAGCACACGCAAGCATGAAAACATGGCGGCAACTTGCAAGGCTTGCACACGGCCAACGCGCACACCGGATTTGACCACCATGCCGCCCAAGCCAATCGAGTTGGCCAGGTCGGTGATGCTGATGGACTTTTGACCAAACAGGCGGGAAAAAATGTTCATTCGCTTTCCCAGAACGATTTTTCGGAGTGACCGGCTTGAATCGCACACACGCCCACGGCCATGATGGAGGCGACGCACAGGTCGATGCGGCCGGTGGCTTTGTCTTTGGCAGGTTTGCGGTTGCCGGCGGCGTCTTCGATCATGACGGCGTTGGCCATGTGCGAGGTGAGGATGGGGTGGCCGGGGTGTTCGAGTTGGTCGTTGAGAAGCAGCTCTTCAAATTTGTTGACGGCTGCGCCCATGCTGCCAAAGCCTTGGCCAAATGGCTGCAGGGGCAGGCTGACGCCGAGCTCGTCCATGCTGACCTTGAGCTGCTCAATGCCCCAGCGGTCATAGGCCACGGCCACCAGGTCGAGCTCATAGTCTTTGACGGCCTTGTCGATGGTGATGAGCACGTCGCGCTTGCTGATGGCTTTGCCAGGCGTGGTGAGCAGCAGGCCTTGCTCGGCCCACATGACGTAGGGCACGCGGTCTTTGGCGTCTTTTTCGTGCAGGCCTTCTTTGGGCAGCCACACGAAAGGGAACAGGGCAACTTTGCCGCCGGGCTGCAGTGGCTCAAAGGCCAATACGAAGGCGGTGGTGTCGGTGGTGCTTGACAGATCGAGGCCGCCATAGCAGCGGCGGCCACGGAAGTCGGCCAAGGTGTAGGCGCGTTGCGATTTGAGCCAGACGTCAGCAGACAGCCATGGGCTCATGGCGCTGGTCCACTGGCAGAAATTCAAGCGGCGCACGATGGCCTCTTTGCTGGGCATGCCTTTGGCCTCGGCGACTTGCTTGCGAATGTAGTCAGCGCCGGGGATGGCGGGCAAGCCGGGGTTGGCTTTGATCCAGCAGGCTTCGCTTTCGAATGGGTCGTCGCCGTCATCCATGGCGCAGACGTAGGCGAAATGCGTGTCAGCGTCGCTGGCGTTGACATCGGCTGCGCCTGTCACGACCTTGATCGAATAGTCGTGGTAATCGCGGCACACGCCTGTGGTGCCGCTGCCTGAGTTGGTGATGATGAAGAGGATGGGCTCAGGATTGCTCTTGAAGCCGGCGCGCATCATTTCGATCACTGTGCCGTCTTTGTGCTCGTGCAGCTCGTCGATGAGGCCGCAGGCTGGGCGGGGGCCGCTTTGGCCTTCGTCGGAAGCGATCGGGCGAAAGAAACTGGCGGTTTGCGGGAAGCCGATGTTGTATTCGCGGCCATGGCCGCCGGAGAAGGTGAGGCGCTGCACGCCGTTGTCATAGAACTGCAGCGTTGGCGACTGGCGCACCATGGCCACGGCGTCGCGGAAGAGGATGGTGGCTTGTTCTTTTTTGGTGGCGGCGCTGTAGACCTCGGCGCGGGCGAGGCCGCTGGTGAGCACGCGCAGGCCAATGCCGGCAGCCAGGGGCGATTTGCCGGAGCCTTTGCCGGTTTCGATGTAGAAGGTGACAAAGCGGCGCGTGCCTTCTGCATTGCGCCAGCCGTGCATGCTGCCGATGATGAAGGCTTGCCACATATCCAAGCGGAAGGGCTTGCCTTCGAACTTGCCGCCATTCAAGCGCAAGACGTGCTCGTAAAAGTCGATCTCGTATTCGGCCTTGGCGGCATCCCAGCTGAGCCCACGCGCAGCGCCAGTGGCCAGATCATTGACATGGCGCTGGCAGGCAGCACGCACCCACGGCCCGGCCACGATGTCGCCAGCGAGCACGGCTAAGGCATAGCCAGTGGCGCGGTCAGGCGGGGAAGTACGACTGGGCTTTGCTCGGCGCAGGCGCTTGGCCTTGACCGGACTGGGCACCAGGGGTGTTTTGTCCAAAAAGATCACCTTGTAAGGCGGGGGCGAGAGAGATGTCGCGCAGCAGTGCCGCGCGGTCGTCAGGAGCCAAGCCGAGCTTGGCGCCGAGTTTCGCTACCATTTCGGTAGCACGTGTGAGTGCGCTGAAAAGCGCGCTCTGCACGGTGAATTTGTTTGGCGTCACGTCGATGTAGGCAGCGTCGCCGGCTTCGCGCATCTTGTTTTCAAGGTGCACGTATTTCGCGTGCCAGCCGCAGTACATGGCGAAGGTGTTGCGGTCCAGCTCCGTGACGATGCCGTACTTCGCCAGCAACGGGCCGACGAGATCCCACTCTGCAGACGCTGCAGGAACCTTGGCCACGTAGTCGGGCTTCTCGGGCAGCTTGCGCAGAGCGGCTTGGTCGGCAGCGCCAGGGGCAGCAGCTGCACCAGGCGCTGAGCTCTCACGCGCCAAGCGGGCACGCAGCTCGCCAGCGGGCAACTTAGACGCATTTCCCCCCACGACATGCAGCGCGGCAGGCTTTGGCT